AAATCGTGCTTCACCAGTTGCGTCCGTCTGATACGGAGATACGACTGTACAGTCATACTCTTGTGCCATTGACTTCAATGCTTTACTTACTTCAATCTGTTCTGTCCAGTCATATTGACCACCACGAGATGGAAGACTCGACCGCTTTACCTGATTAATATAGTCTACAATAATGACACCAACATTCAGAGCTTTGACTTTTTTGTCAAGCTCGGCACGAATCTTGGAGAGAGTAAGCGACGGGTCATACACTACGTCTAGCTGCTGAGTCGGGAGGAGCTCGCAGGTATTCTTTAGTGATGTGTGTAGCTTAGCAAAATCACGATGTGTTCTATACTCCTTCAAGCGGTCTTGTCCATCAACATAACGACCTGCCCACCATGTAGCTACTTTTTCCCACTCGACAAGACTCAGGTTTTGAGTACGTAGACGAGAAAAGGGAACTTCCGTAGCAATGGAGCAACATCGTTGAAGGATAGAACGGCTATCCATTTCAATAGTGAAATACATAGCCGACTTACCTGAAGCATATACTGCATTGGCAATATTAGCACATATTACAGACTTACCAGCCCCTCGTTTACCACCGAACATAACAAGATCTCTAGGTGAGAACTGTATTTCGTAGTCGTACTCTTGATTGAGTCCCAAGGGTATATATCTGGCTAAATCTTCTTCCGGCTCGAACAGGTCAATACGTTGCATACTTTCCTGCGGATCTTCCAAATCAACCTTGTCTTCGACATCGAGTACGATTTGGTGAAGATGATTTACAGACTCCTGAGCGTTTTCAAACGCAACAGAATTCTCAATATAATCTTCTAGCGAGTCCAGAATTTCTTTTTGAGTGTATTCGTTCTTCAGATACTCAAGAAGCATATGGGGGTCGGCATCGACCTCAATAGCTTCCACTGCGTACAGTTTTTCACGAGTAGCTGAATCACGAATCTCAAACTTTAGATCTTCAATCGTAGGCATTCTATGAAAGGCTTCACAGTGCTTATCAATAACCTTATAAAGGCTATGATACTCAGCAGCAAAGTAATGCTTGTGCGCAACACTCCAGGTCTGAAAGTCCTGTAGCGTAAGCACTTGCTTAATAAGCGCACTAGCAATATTCAATGAAAGTCTCCCGATTTCAAATCTAAAAAGTAGGACAGACCCCGAAGAGCCTGTCCTTATGTTTTACTAAGAAGGATTAAGCTGAAGCTTTCTCTTTCTTAGAAGCGCCATCGTAGTCAGAGGCTGAAAGGCCACGACGAGTGAGCATAGTCTTAACGCCACGGGCGGTCTTACCAATTTGCTCTGCGATAGCTTCGACAGTCTGGCTACCAATATCAGTGATATCAGCCAACGGATCTTCTTTAGAAGCGCCTTTGGTAGTTTCCTGACGTGGGATAGCGTCGATGTCGCCTGAACGAAGGAGGCTCAGAGCCTTACCACGAACAGAATTTACTGAGCGATCAAGTGCAGTAGCAATTGCTTCTACAAAAGCGCCATCTTGTACCATAGATACAAAAGTTACTTCTTCAGCTTCGGAGTACGTGCGTACTGATTCAACTTTAGGAGCTGGCTTAACGTGACCAGTCAGTTCCATAGACAAGATCTTGCCTTGGATTGACTTAGCAGAAAAGTGACCATCTTACAAAATGACCAGCGATTTCAGCATAAGTATACTCGCCGCTATTGCCTGAGACAAAAGCTGCAAGGGTTGCTTCTTGTGCATCGGTAAACGCACGAGTAGCTCCGGCAGAAGCCAGCTCTACGTCATGACCCATCTTTCGCAATTTGCTAGAGATAGAACGAGTAGAGGTTTCAAGCTGGTCAGCTGCTTCTGCAACAGTAGCTTGGGATACGGGGCTTTCGCCACCGATAAATTAGTTAGTTGAGCTGTACGCTCTTCAGTCCACTTAGGTAGTGCCATTATATTATTCTCCGGTAAGAATTTTAAGGTTAGTTACGATTTGAACGCCAGCATCTCTGGCCTTCTTAGTTTTTTGCGGATTCAATACCGCTTTCGTTTACTAGGATAGTTACATCTTTCGTCAAACTAGATTTTACATTAAGTCCTACTGCCTCCAAAGCTGCGTGAGCTTCTGCTTTAGTTTTATAGCTTAGCAACTTACCTGTAATGCATACAGTGTTAGCTGATGTATTAACAATTGTGTTACTAGACCGTACAAACTTAAAGTTAAACGGTAGCATACTTACTTGATAGAACTCCATCTCTAGCCAGTGTAAAAGGCTGGCTGTAGATTTCTCACCAAGACCTGCTTCGCGGCATATATCGTAGTCTATTTCATCTATATCAATGCAAACTTTTGATAATTTATCCGCTGCTGTTTTCCCGATAAGAGGAATACTAAACGCTGCTAATAGTACGTTTAGAGGCGCATTTGTGGAGCGTTGTAGCTCATCTACTAACTTTACTGCTAACTTCTCAGATCCGAGGGCTTCAGCCATTTCCGTTTCGTCTAGCTCATACATCTCTTCAAGAGACCGAATGTCTAGCTTAGATATTGTTTTTGGGCCAAGACCTTTAATCTTGAGAGTCTTTGCAAAGTGTTCAACGAGTTTTGCAACTTTCTCACCACAAAGGGCGTTTCTACAATACAGAAGATGGTTGACTTCTTCTAACACCGAACTACACGAGGGGCAGTTTGTTGGGGCTTCGATTATGGTCATCGTGATTCCTCTGAAATTGAATACGTATTATACGGAGTTTTAAGGTTATTGTCAAGAACTATTTTTTTCAAGGTAGCACTCAATCCAAGCGCCTTACAATGCGAGGTATGATTTCACCAGAACGTATAACTTCTACTTTACAACCTATCTCTAAATCGAGATCGCGTATGTACTCAATATTGTGCAGTGTTGCTCTTGATACCGTAGCTTCCCCTATAACACAAGGCTCTAGGATAGCTACAGGACTTACAACACCGCTTTTACCCAACTGCCATACTACCTCTAGCAGCGTGGTCTCCACTCCAGCAACCTGCTCTTTTAAAGCAAAGGCACCTCGTGGGTGTTTAGAAGTATGACCTAACTCATCGTACTTTTCATTGGACTTGATACGAAACACTATACCATCCATAGGATAGTCAACTGCTTTAAAGCGAGTAACCACGTTCAAGCCAAACTTGTGCAAGATCTCAAGAGAGCAAGCATAATTTTGTGCAAGGTGTGGGGTAGCATCATACGCAACAAACACTAAGGGGCGAGTTCTGAACTCTTCAAGACCCGAAAGTCCTTTAAGTCCGAGAGACCCCGAAGCGAAATTACGAGAGTTAGGCACACTACTTGGAGCAACAACTTCACCTGTAATCTGAATAAGACGAGTATCATTAATCTCGTTAGGGACTAACTCACGCATCTTATCAGTAATGTCACGGCCTTGAATACCATCCCCACCGAGTGAGGGCGAGTTCAAGGTTACCGTCAACATATAGAAGAGAAACTGCCGCACCATCTAATTTAGGAGTATGCAGACACTCTTTGACATTCAGAGGGGCTTTGTCTATATCGAAACACTTCTGCAAAGAGTACATTTGATACGTATGCGAAATCGCGTCAGTAACAGTGTAACCTACTTTGTTATAGCTATGTCGGTCTGCGAGAATATCAAATTCCGCATCAGAGATAGCAGGTGTACCTTCATAGTACAACTTACTCATTCTGTCTAAAAAGTCCTGCATGGTATTCTCCTAAATAAGAAAGTATATTATACGGGACTTTAGCAAGATTGTCAAGAACTATTTATACAGATCCTGGATAAGATCGGAGAAATGTTCTTCTATTAGGCTTTTAGATTCTGCTAGGGATAATATCTCTATTAGACCTGCAAACATCTCTCTTGAATTAGAAAGATCTAAAGGCATAGCTACTCCTTCGGGGGTTGGCTTCCACTCTTCATCAAAGTCCATATAATACTTTCGTAGATGCATATATTCTATACCTCGGAAAGTATTAATGGTAAGTCTTATCTGTATTTCTTTAACTTCATCATAATGTATAACACGAGAGTATGCTTCGGGAGCCTGGTGTAAGTCCATCAGTGTCTACCTTCATTCTTTAAAATAGAGGCGAGAGGAACTACACTAGACACATTGGAAGGTCGTAGTAGACGGTATGAATCAGTATCCCAGCAGAAGAAAAGAAGAGTGTCGTCAGTTTCCTTGGCTCTATTCTTCTTTTTCTGAATATAGGGAGTTGTGAAGTCTAAGGTACAGACATTGTACTTTAGCTTTTTGGAGTGTTCGCTACGATAAGTAATAACGGCATCCCCATAAGAGCGCACTAGTTGCGCCAGTTCTTGCTTTTTCACTATAGTTTCCTTCTGGTAGTAGTTTAGCAATCATTATTACTATGTACTTACTCAGAGGTGCTTTATACTGGATGCAAAAAAGCCCCGCTAGACGAATCTAGCAGGGCGATAGTTTCTACTAACCTTCGTCAGAAAGTAAAGTAGTAAAGTACTGTGCGGCTTTACCAGTCAACTTAGAGATGATCTCTTCATCAACAGCTTTGCCAGCATCAGTAATAGCAGCGGTGAGGGCTTCTTGAGCTGCTACTTTGGAGACACGAGTGCTTCCTGTAGCTGCGCCGGTAGAAGCGGCTTTTGCTGCTGGGGTTTTATTAACGTAGACGCCAGCCTTTGTTAAAATCATGCGAACACCGTTAGGTGATTCGTCTAGTTCTTCTGCAATGTCTTTCACAATCTCCATGCTAGTCTCTGGAGTAGGTGATGCTGCTTCGTATAAAGTTACTGCTTCTGCTTTCTTATCGTCGTCCCAAGCCACTTTGCGTGTCCTCTTGTTAGGGTTTTTATTTTCCTGGGCAGTCGCCCAGAGTTTTTAGTTGTTGTTCGTAGAATCTTTGTCCCATGTATTCCTCGATTTCAGAATGGATATTATACGGGAAAAATCACCATGCTGTCAAGAATTATTTTTTGAGTGCTCTTACTTTTTGCATGTATAGATCGTAGAAACTTTCTCCTTTTAAC